GTGATTGACCTAAACTTTCTCTAGAACCTAAATAATTCTGTAAGCTTTTGGTTTGATTGTATTTTTCTTTATTTTCTTCAGGAGAAAGTTGTTGTAAATTACCAGGCATATTACCTAGTTGATAACCTGCTTTTTTTAATGTAGCTAAAGCCTGTTCAACAGCAGGCTTACCGCCTTCAGCTTCTATACGTTCTAATTGAAAGCCAAGCAACCAACTTTCCCATATATGATCAGCTTCATTACCACCTTCTCTAAATTTAGTTTTTAATTCACGAGATTTTAAAGCATCTTCTTTAGATAATTCACCTGTTTGAATCCTTAATCTTCTTTGACGAAGATTGTGACGTTTGGTATCAGCTGTTACGTTTCTTTCTTTTATACCACCTTTTCCGTCAGAAGTAATGCGGATTATTTTACCGTTTTTAACAGGAGAACCTAATTGTTTAGCTATAGATTGAGGCGTAGTTTTAGGTTTAAGTTTTTTAATTTTTTTAGCAGCTTTTTGGTAATCAACCCATGATAAAGTGCTTTCAGGCATAATTAATTAATACGCTCCATTATTTCAACTTAGTGTTATAGCGTTTACCACGCCAAGTAAAGACACTTTTACCACTTTTACGTGCAGCAGCAAAAGCACGATCAAAACTTTGTGCAGCAGCACTTAGTTTAGGCTTAGCCTTTGGAGTAGGTTTAGGAGTAGGTTTAGGAGTAGGTTTAGGAGTAGGTTTAGGAGTAGGTTTAGGTGTAGTCTTAGGCCTTGGTTTAGCAGTAGCCTTAGGAGTGGGTTTAGGCTTAGGCTTTGGTTTAGCAGTAGGCGCATTAGCACCCATACTACCTAACATTGACATTTTAGATGCACCTTCTGTACCTATAGATTGTATCATTTTCATTCCAAGTTCAAGTGCAAGTCCTTGGATACCACCTCTTAACATATTTACACCAAAACCACCTCTAGCAGCCTTCCTAGCTGCTCGTGCTGCTCTACCTGGATTAGCTTGTTGTACAGCTTTTGCTTGTCGTATTTGTGGACCTACATTACTTATTTTTGGGGTAGCACCTCGTGGAGGTGCAGGGTAATTAGTAGGTGCAGGGCTTTTCATAGCTGTAGGTGACTTTTGATATGGACCTTGAATAGGTGCAGATCTTGGTCCTTGTGCACCACGACCAGCTGGATTGGGATCAGGTGTGGCTTTAATTTGTTGATCTGGTATTTTATTTTGATCTAAAAGGTACTGAATACCCTGCATGATTATTTTTTGTTGCTGTGAAAATAAATCCATAATTAATTAATGTACTCCATAATTAGTTTTTCACGGAGTCTATTAACTCCAAATTTGTCTCTCATCCAACTAAGGACGGGTGTACTTCCTTTATCCTGATTACATCTGGTACAGGCGCATACAACATTTGTTGCGACATCCTCTCCGCCACGTGCGCGAGGATGAACATGATCGATAGATAGTTGACTAAGGTCATAAGTTTTTCCGCAATAGATACAAGTATGGTCAAAATGTTCCTTAATAGATGTTCTCCAAAGTCTTTTGGCGTCGGAAGAAGTCATAGCTATCAAGTTAAATAGGTAATCTTTAGGGGTAGGAAGTAGTGGGGTCATGCGCGTCCTTTACGTGCTCTGTTTTTTGATGCTGCTTCAAGGAATGTCTTTCCATTTTTCTTATGGGATACATCCTGGCCATCACCGTTGCCGTAGGTTCCACGTTTACGGTTGTCTTTATTTAATTCAGATCGTTTAGAGATCTGTAATGCACTAGAATCATATTTCTTTTGATATGATTTATAGTTACCATTAGCGTATTTAGGTCCGCTATAGTTAGAGCTTCGAGCCATAAAGCCTCCGTTGTACAAGTTCAGGGTTTACAGTTGGCATAATATTAACTAGTTTATCTAGTGGGCTACCTTCAAAGGCGACGCCACTGATGTCGTTTTTGACAAGCCACTCTATCGCTGCCTTTATATCTTGTGTTGTGGCTTCACCACTTTTAATCCGATTAAGGAGTTCGGTGGTTACTAAGTTGTGCAACTGGTTAAAGGCGTCCTCAGTTGCCTTTTTATGTTGTGCCATAATGTCCATTAGAATATAAAGGACGAATAAGTTTAATCATAATAAAATAGTTGTTGTTTTTAAATAAATTTGTTTAAACGTCAGCTGTATTAGTAGAAGGAAATGCTCTTCCCGGTCCCCAAATAATTCTTACAGCACCTTGGGCACCTGCACCAGGGTTTCCGGTAGGGCGACCAAAACCGCCACCTCCGTATAAACCTCCGGTTGCTTGAGTTTTATTGTTAGAAATTGTAGTAGATAGACCATCTTGACCGCCGGAACCACCTCCTCCACCAACGTTAATAGGTTGAGTACCTACACTACCGTCACTACCTTTTCCTAGAAGACCAACACCGCCGCCACCACCGCCGATATTTTGATCACCAAAACCGCCGCCACCAGCACCGCTATTTGAATCGGCAGCAGTAGCTGCAATTCCATTCTTAAATCCTCCTTGACCACCGTCACCGCTATATCCTCCTGCACCGCCGCCGCCACCAGAGCCTGCTGTAGTTGCGATGCCGACGGGATAAAGCCAATTACCACCATTACCTCCACCCCATTGAGATGAAATGGATGGTCCACCTACTCCTCCACTGGTTGATTGTCCAGGCATGGCACCTTCTCCGCCGGTGGCACCTACTAAAACAGTTGATCCCCTTTGAATACCACTGTCTCCCCCCCAGCCGGATGCAGATGGTACATCATAATAACCTGCGACACCAGCTGTAACACTTAATGTTTCACCAGGAGTAACCGGAATATCATTTCGCCAAGAAAGCCCGCCACCTCCGCCACCTCCTGAAGGGAAACTACCGGAAGTACGACCACCAGCGCCACCACCACCTACACAAACTGCACAAATAGTTGTTACTCCAGGAGGAACGACCCAACTAAAAGTACTAGAACTTGTAGCATCAATCGGTGATGTAAATGTTTCTTGCCCTGATAGTGAAACTTCTGAACTAACTG